CTATGCCTACTAGAATATCAAACTCTTTACGCATAGAAGCATGAAGTCTAGCCTGTACTGCACTCATAACCTTTTGATTACGTTCCAATAAAGCTAGTGTAGTACCGACTGGTGCTTGATTATTCATGTCTGATATTTTCATATCAGAAATACTGGCAAACCTTCTGCCTTCTTCTACTATATTTTGCAAAAGTTGATACAGAGTACCTGATGGCTCTTTATAGGGTAAGAATGTGATATTGTCTCTGATTGCACCACCAGGCACATCTACATCTCTAAACTCTCCAGGCATGATTGGGGTATCATCACCTTTTATTCTCAGACCTCGTGCTTTTAGTCCTCCAGGGAGATTAGATAATGTTCCTGAATCAACAAGTTGTCTTAGTATGGAAGTTGCAGATTTTGCTAAACCACCTACCATATGAATTAAACCAAATCCGTAAAATCCTAAACCAGGCAAATACTGATAATGCACAAAGTGCATTCTTCTAATTTTATTAGGGTCATCTTCGTAATAATTTCTACGAATGCTTAAAACAATTCCACTAGGATAATCAATAGTAACTACATAAGGTATCGCTATACCTGTTTGCTTTCCTTTAGAATCAGTATCTTCAAAGCCTTCTAGGTCTAAATCAACCTGCATTTCTAGTATGGTATGGCTTTGGTCGTAGTTGTAAGTGTCCTGTTCTCCTGTTATATCATTATATTTTTTAGTTATATCTGATAAATTTTGAGAACCTGCAGGTAATTCAACATCTCTGTAGAATCCATTAACTTGCATTTTTCTAATAGTATTAGAAGATTTACGCATTACATGGGTAGCACGTTCACAAGTCTCTAAATCACTAGCTCCATAATTAACCACAACATCTTCTGCAGGTACAAATATAGAACTAGGTCTATCTAAACTAGGGTCAAAATAAACTTTACGAAAAGCAGAACCAGCTAAAGGCAAAGAAAAAAGCATCTTTTCTGTCTCTGTTCTGTATTCTGACATTTCATATGTCAGTAAGTAATTTAAATAATCTTCAACTCTCTTTGCTTGTTTTTGTTTATCGTCAGTAATCTTGCCAACAATTTTAGTTCTTACAGGACCTTGAGCAGGAAACATTTCGGTTATTGATTGTGACTGGAAACGTATTACTGCTTCTGAGAGCATTGGGTGAAATACTCCACAAGCACCTGCCCAAGGCTGTGTTCTTTCTTCAATCTTCAATCCTAGCTGGTCTAAGCCTTTTGTATATGTTTCTTCCCAGTCAGAACGTGATTCTTTGTCTCCGTTATATGCACTAACTAAATCATTACCTAATTCAGTCAAAGCATCATCATCCATAAAATCAGCAAGATTTGAGTCAAAACCTTGGTCGCCTACAGGTATTGCATTAGGGTCAAAGTCTATAATCATGCCACCATCATCAGTCTCAATAGCTACTGACTCTGGGTTTTCGATTGCAATACTAATAGCTGAATCTTCTGGTTCTTGTTCTACAGTACCATCTACAGGAGTAGCTGGTCTTCTTTCTATTGCCATTTAAAATCCTAATAATAATTTGCAGTACGATTATGTTCCAAAGGTTCATCTTCTTCGTCAGAATACAATGAAACAAAACCACCTTGTCTGAATCTTAACAGAGCTTGCGTAGTGCTATCAACTAAATCATCATGCTCCATATTTGGAAATCCAGCAAACTCTTCTATCGTTTCTTCTGCCCAACGAGTCTCAGGACACCATATAACTCCAGATGCAAACAAGTCAGATACTGCATTTACTCTAGATATTTTGTCGTTACCTCTACTAGGTGTGTACTCTTGAACTGGTATTCCCATTGCCCTCAACTCAAATATTAAAGGCATACCTGCTGCTTTTGCTTCTACAATAAACGCATCAGGTGTATAAGCTCTATACTTTTCCATAGCCATTTTCTTTAACTCTGGAAACTCTAAACGCTCTTTATACGCATCTAACAATATTAGATTAGGTGCTAGCATTCCGTCATCATCTTCTAAATAAAAAACACCCCAGGTAGTGCAAGCAGAAAAGTCAGCTCTTTGATTTTTCATAAAAGCTGTATCCCAGCTTTGTATTACAAATTCACATTGTGGAGGTTCTCTACCTTCCCATATATTCCACCATTCCCTTTTGACTAATGCACCTTCTTCAGATGTAGGGTCTTGCTGGTATTGAGCCATCCATTTACTATTAGGTAGCTCTGCTTTTAAAGCCTGTAATTCTTCTAGTTTCCAAAATTCTTCCCACAAAGGGTTGCCTGAAGGCATAATGGCAGGAAGTTCTATAACTTCCCATTGGTCAGCACCACCACGTTTTATGCTAGCATCTATGACCTGACCTGTTAAATCTTTATTGTGCCACCTAGTCATTACAACAACGATTGAACCATTAGGTTGTAAACGCTGTCTTGGACCAGATGTATACCACTCGTATGTTCTATTGAATACGTTTATATCAGCACTAGCACCTTCTTGCTCAGAATGGGGGTCATCAATAATCAAAAGGTCTGCACCTTTACCAGTTACTGCACCACCCACACCTATCGCAAAGTACTCACCACCTTTGTTCGTATTCCAACGACCAGCAGCTTTGCTATCAGATTGCAAGCTAACTCCAGGAAAAACATCCTTATAATCCTTGCTATTTACTAAGTTCCTAACCTTTCTACCAAAGCCTACAGCTAGTTCTGCAGTATGTGCAGTCTGTATTATCTTTTTATCAGGATACTTACCTAGAAACCACGCAGGTAGCAAATAAGAGGCAAACTCACTCTTAGTATGTCTAGGGGGCATATTGATGATTAAACGCTTTAAATCGCCTTTAGCGACCCTTTCAAACGCATCAGCCATTATTTCGTGGTGTTTACCATGAATAAACGCTGACCACATCTCGCCCACAAAAGACATAAACTCTTCGTGGCATCTATCTCTTGTTTTAGCCTTTTCTAATTCCTCTAGTAAAGACAATAGCTCCTGTTTCTTAGCAGGAGATAAGTTTTTAACTTGGCTTAGTAAGGCTTTGTTCATGTTTATTACGCTCCCTTCTCCATAAAACAAAGAAAAGCAGAATTAATGCAGGTTGCAGGAATACAAATATGACGATATTAGCTAGCTGATATCCCATTCCAGTTACATTCCCAGTCACTTGCAAAATATAAACACAAATATTAAAAAATTCGTTAATAATTTCTTGCATATAGTAAGTATATACTAATTTAATAAATACTTCCTAAATAAAAATCTTAGTAAGTACTTAGTATAATAAGTATTTACTAAAAAATTAGTATTTACTGGGTATAGGAACTACAAGATTTTACCATATTGCACCCCCTTCACAGAAAAATCAAGTATTTTTTAAAAAATATTATAGGGGGGTGCAGGATTCCTGGGCAAATACCTAGAAAAAACCTATATTGGAGCTAAAAAAGCTAGCAAACTGCAATATATTAAGGGGGGGGTACGTCAAAATGAGTGATATCCTGTGCAAATCACTATGTATTATAGTCAGTCAAGTAACGCTATTGTACACAGGGGGGTGGGGGGTACTCATCAGCTCATCCTTTTCAAAAAAAAAGGGGGTAGGTGTAAATAAATAAAAAAAAAGATTGCATTACGCTAGCAAGTGCGTATGATACTAAACCCCTTTTTATTCCTTAACTAGTTTCCAACAGGGTCTTAATCTTCTCTTCTATGTCAGCTTCAATCTCGTGCGTATCTCGTGCTTCCTTCGTCTCTACTACATCCGAAAACAATGCCACGCTTTTACCCAGCAACTCCAGACTGCGTATTCTGCTTGCACTACTATCAGCTTCTTGTGATTCTTTATATAGTCTTTCAAGAACGTAACTCCTTGTTCGTATGGAGGAAGCAACTGCATGGTCCTCCTTCTTCTCTAATGCTTTCCTAATGCTTTGGGTAATCTTAGGGTTAGTGCTTAATAGTCGGCTTGCTTCTACCTCTACCCATTTAGGAATAGTTCCGTTCTTGTTAGGCTTAACGTCATAGCTGTTAAAGTAAGCTTCTTTGTATGTGGGATATGTTCCTTTAACGATTGCGTCAACGAACTTCCGTTGCTTAATAGTCAGCTCGTCTTCCTTCCCAACTATTTGAAGACTAGGATTATCTTTTCTATTCATGATTGCATTATGAGCCAAATAGTCTTTTGATGTAATGCTCACAATATGCTTGCAGTTATGATGTGTAATGATATTATTATATTTTCAATTAACCGATAGGAGGTTTTATAGATTAGAGCAAGATAGTGTACTGGGTCGTGCAAGGGCTTAACCAGTAATGAGGGTCTCAAGAATTACCCTCGGAGATAGAAGTAAAGTTCCAAAACAAAATGCGTACCACGAGAACTAACACAATCAAAGTTAGGGAGAGTGCGGAAACGATAAATTCCAGTTGTGACATCCTCCAATGTCCTAACAGGTGGCTTCTGTTAGCTGAATGAGTGAGGTGATGAATTCATGTAGCCAATGCCTACGAATATAAAGCGTGTTGCATTGTTAAAATAAATCTGAGTTTATTACCTCTAGCCAATTTTAAAAACGAAACAGACTGGAGGGTCGAAATATGCGTAAAATAAAACGTAAAGATTATGATGCTTTGATAAACAAAGTTTCATTAATAGTTGGGTCTATGGCTTTTATAGGCTTTGGTTTATTAGTCTTATATCTTATTTCAATTATGAAGTTTGATTATGCTGTTGCTAACTTATATGCACTTTCTTTGTTTAGCTTTGGAAGTGCTGTTGGTCTTTCCTTAATTATTAATGGAGTAATCAATGAAGAATAGAAGTATAAAATTATCACCTTTGTCTTTATTGCATCTCAGAGTTTGTGCAAGATTTAGAGACTTAGATTATGGTCTTTATTCTTTTACGATTAATGAAGTTACAAGGCTTCTGGCAGAAATGCCAGAGGACATTCTTGAGCAACTTATTAAAGCTGATTTTCTTGTAGAGAAAAAAGAAGAGGTTGAGGAGGTTGCACAATGAGAAATATTTCTATTGCAATCGCTAAAGCTTTTAATGATAGAAGAACCAAAACTTTAGGTAACTCACACACAGACGGAGAAGGATTATATTTACATGGTCATAGAATCGCATTTTGGGATGAAGACCATAACGGAGAAATATTATCTTTCTCAATGTGTGGTTGGGGAACTGTAACAACGAGAGAGAGATTAAATTCTCTCTTTCATGTTCTTGGTTTTGATATCTCTATCAAACAAAAGAGCCGGGAACAGGTTTTAGTGTTCAAAGGTAAAAACATTCCAATAGGAGATTTGCAACAGGTTAATTTTCATACTGATTTAAATGTTATTACCTTCGGAAGTAAAAACTTATCTCTTCCTAAATATGAAGCAATTCAGCAAGGGTGGTTAGAAGCATGAAACTATCAAGAGAAGAATTAGCTATCATTGATAAATTGATTGATTTAAATAATGAGTTTTTTCAAGCGAAAAAAATGGACAACAATCCGATTGTAAATCAAATAAATGACAATCCTAGTCATTACGGATTTGATGAACAGTTTGTATTTCAAAAAGACTTGGTAGAACTTAAATCTAAAATTTTGGGTTTTTTTGATACCGATTGGGATTATATTAATCACAGGAAAAAAAATGTATCGAGTTGAATTTTCATTTTTGAATATACTTATTATTTTCCTAGTACTTATAATTATTTTATAGTTTAAAAAATTGCTTCAGTTTTTAAAGTAACTCAACAATGGAAAAGGCAAAATTAAAAGTAAGCGTAAGCTTATATTCTGCATAGCAGACAAGCACTACATTGGCTTTAAAACTAAGTGAAATAATAATAATAAAAAAGGGCAAGCTTAGGAGGTCTTGCCCTTTTTTTTGTATCTTTTTTTTTGTATTTTTTTTTATATTTTTTTTTATTTTTAAAATTGATTTAGATAGTCGTTGTGTTAGATAGTCCACGAATTAACGTGCTGATGAGAGTCCTAATTATGGGGTTCAAGAAACTAACTAATGGAGGTTAGAAATATGGAAGCAAATAATTTGTATGATAGGTATTACGAAGAAGAAACAGGTTTTGTTGATGATAAATTAACAGTATCTTCTCATGGCTTTATAGTTATTACAGACGTGCTTGAAGATTTGTTTGAGCAGTTTGGTTTTGTGAGGTTCACTGATAAAAATAATCTTGAAGCAGTTACAGAATTTGATGCTAAATTAGAAACTGTTTTTTCTGAAACAAGAATTGATTTGGTACAAGCTTTTAACGAAGCAATGCAAAGATTGGAAAAAAACAATTAAACCAACTCATATAAATAAATGGAGGGCAGAAATGCCCTCCTTTTAAACCAACTGAAGAGTATTTGAAACAATACGAAAGAAATTAAATAGAGGTATCTTTAGCCTGTAAAAAGGTGTTCTATTGGTGTTAGTAATTCTACTAACTTAACTATAATTATTTCATGGAGGTAATATGAAATATAAACCTAGTGAAGCATTAAATTTAATGCAAGACACAATTAAGGCTGACTGCTCGCCTTTCCTAATTGGAGGAACAGGTGTCGGAAAGTCTGCAATAGTCGAAGATGTTAGAGACATCTTGGCGGGAAAAAGAAAGATTGTTCGTAAAGTAAATCCAAGTGCCAAAGAATTTGGTTGGATAGATTTTAGAGCAAGCTTATTTGAGTCTCACGATTTGTCAGGCATTCCCTATATAGAGAATGGCGAACAGAAGAGAGCCTATCTACCTAACTTACCTGTAAGTGGTGAAGGGATGCTTTTCTTAGACGAATTCGGACAAGCTCATCATTCCATGCAAACTGTTCTCTCACAACTTTTGTATGAAAGAAGGATAGGCGAGTATGAACTGCCAACTCCTGAGAATGGAAAAGGCAATTGGATTATTGCTTGTGCATCTAACAGAGCGATAGATAGAGCAGGCTCAAACAAAATACCCTCTCATTTATATTCGAGAGTCACTATGATTGATTTTGTACATGACTCAAATGATTGGTTTGATTGGGCAGTTAAAAATGACGTGCATCCTGACGTATTAGGGTTTTTAACTTTTCAGCCTAACTGGTTGAATGTTTTTGACCCAAAGGTCATTGCACCTCAGCCTTGTCCTAGGTCTTGGACTAGACTATCAGACATACTAAATACGAATCCTGTATCTTCTTTTCAAAGTCTTGCCGATTGTAATGTGGGCAAGACTGCTTCAATTGAGTTTGCTTCTTTTCTGCAACTCAAAGAAGACGTTCCTGATTTGCAAAAAATTTGTGAGGGGAAAATAGATACTCCTCCAAAGGCAAAGGAAAAGAAAAAACAGAATGGTATTTATTTTGCTTCAGTCGTTGCCCTGATAACTGTAATCAAAGAAGCTTCTGAGTCTTTGGTTGAAAGTTATTTTGAAAATGCTCTTAGATACATAGAGCAATATCCAACTCCTGAATACGAAATATTTTTCGTGCGTTCTGTAGTCAATGCTAGAAATGAACTCGTAGAAACGACAACTTTCAATGAGTTTAAAGTTAAGCATCAAGACTTAAAGGTGTAGGTATGGATAAGAAAATTGTTATTCCTAGAGGAGAGTATATTGCTCTCTATGGAACTTTATCTGAATATGTTTTAGTTAAATCATCTTTAGACCCTATTTTTGAGGAAGATGAAAATGGTAACGAAACTATCAGAGAAGAAAAACAAGATGAATATATTGATATTGTCAATGACATTGAAGATATGTTATCTGATTTTGGAATTCAGCCTGAGCCTTTATAAATAAATGGAGGGTAGAAATACCCTCCCTTTTTTTTCTGTATAGGGAATTAACCCTACTGATGAGCGACCTATTCATTTATGGGTCATGCGAAACAGATAACTACATAAAATGGAGGTTTTATGAATAATAATAATGACCTTTTATCTTCTCGTGCGGTACTTGTAAGCTTAACAATGAAGCATCCAAGTGGCATTAAAGTTGATAAAAGTTTAAGAGAAGGATTGGAGTCCAAGGTAGGTGCAGATGAAAAAACTTTGCACGTTTCTAAGCATATATTTGGCGAGAATATCAACAAGGTATTCAGACTAATAACCAATAGAGCGAGAGCGAATCACTATTGGAAACTGACTGTACCTTGGGCGGACAATACTGCTGATGAAGAGTCGGCTAAGACTAGTGGTTGGAGATTATGTCCTAGCACAGTTGTTGACGATTTACAGGAAAGAATGGAGTCAATGGAAAATGAATTCTATGCGGAAGCTGAAAATTTTCTTGAGAACTATGACGAGTTTATCGAAGTAGCACAAGGGAAATTAGGTTCTGCTTTTAACATAGAAGACTATCCTGATGTAAATGACTTGAGGAAAAAATTTGTTTTTAATTTCAAAATAAAAACTATTCCACAAGTCACTAATGCTGATGATATCCGTTTAAATGTTTCTGCAAAAATGAAACAACGAATTCAATCAGAAGCTGAAGACACAATTAAACACAATATAAAAAATGTGTTTAAGGTAACAGTAGAAGCTTTACTTGAGCAAGTTAATCATATTGTAGACAAGTTGAAAAAGGGTGAGCAATTTCATGCAAGAAGTTTTGATAAATTAAGGCAGACTGTAGATATGCTTCCCTCTATCAATGAAGACATCCTGAACAATGACAAAGATATTGCTAATGCTCATCAAGGTCTGCTTACTGTTCTAACTTCTATTAATTCTTTTGACTCTCTAAGGGATGATTCTGAATTAGGAGAAGCTAGTCGTAAGAGGGTCGTTGATGATTTAGAGAAGTCTGTTGATGATTTGAAAGGCAGTTTTTTTAACAAAGCTTTTGGAGGTAATGATGATTCAAGATAATTGCATCAAATGTAATGCCGAAATTGTTTTCGGTGGTGTTTGGGGTTTTTGTAACGAATGTGCAAAGACTGAAGTTGAACCTATTTTTGAGGATAAAAAATGACCGAGAAAAAAATTGTTAAAGCTAGAGCCAAGCTTATGAAAGGCAATATTGGAATGGCTTCAATGTTGCTTAACTTAGAATTGGTAGAGAATCCTTCTATAGATACTTTAGCTACAGACGGACAAAAAATCTTTTGGAATAAGGATTTTGTCAAAAGCATTTCTGAAAAGGAACTTCAAGCTGTATTGGTACATGAAGCTTGCCACGTTATTTGGGAGCATCCTGTACGGATGAGGGAACAGAATAAAAATCATGTAATTTGGAACTACGCAACGGATTATGTAATCAATGGCTTTATTCATTGGGATTTAGGCATGAGATTGCCTGAAGGTGGTTTGATTGCTTCCAAATATTATGGTTGGTCTGCTGAAAGGGTTTACGCTGATTTGTTAGATGATGATGAAGCGTTACAAGATACAGTAGATGATGTGACTACAGGTCTTGGCTCAGATGATATTGATTGTGGTTCTACAGAATTGGATGAGTTGCCTTTGCCTGTTGGAGAAATAATTGCTCCAACTAATGAAAGTGGCAAAACATTACAAGACTCAGAACTTCAAGATTTAACTAGAGAAATAAGAAATGCAGTAGCTAAGGCTGACAAGTTAGAAAAAGCTATTGGTAACGATTCAGGTTCTGCCATAAGAAGTAGAATGGAAGAGTTAGAGGAATTTGATATTAATTGGAAAGAACAATTAAATGAAATTTTGCATAGCACAATAGCCAACGAGTACACATATGCACGACCTAACAAAAATCATATATGGAGAGATATCTATTTGCCTTCTAAAGTTAAATCTCCTCATGGAGGAGAATTGGCAATAGCAATAGATACATCATGCTCTATCAATCAAAAAGAACTCAACGTATTTGCTACAGAAATTATAGCAATGGCTGAGTCTTGTGGATTGGAAAAGATTAGGGTCTGCTACTGCGATACTATTGTTAGAAAAAATTCTAACGGAGAATGGTGGGATGTGTATGAACTTGCTGAAGGTGAAGACGTAACACTTGAAGCTAGAGGAGGGGGAGGAACAGCATTTAATCCTCCTTTCAATCTCTTCAATGAATGGTCTGATGAAGTAGAAAACGTACAAGCGTTTATCTATTTTACTGACGGATACGGAAGGGTTGATGCTGATGTTGAGCCTGACGTACCTGTTATATGGTGCGTAACAGATGAAAGCGAGTATTCAAAAGATTTACCTTTCGGTGAAGTCTTATACGTTAGCAAGGATTCTCTTGTAGCCTAACTGAAAACTAGGAGGGGGAAAATTTTCACTACTAGGAAAATATTTTCCCCTTCCGTTTTTTGCCTGGGAAAAATTTACAAAACTAATCGCAAGATGTGTGTCTTGCCTGATGAAGGCTCAAAAGAGCCGAAATTAGTTTTACTAACTAATGGAGAAATGTATGAAAGCATTTAACAAAATAAATAAACTCTATGTTCAAGCAACAGGCGAGCAATTAGCAAGCAAGCTTGAGCATGGTTTTTACAGGCAGATTGATACTGTTTCAATGCCTATATCACCTATACTCAATTATGTTGATGATGAAGAGTGGTATAAGCAAATAGCGGAATCAATAGAAAATCTTACTTTTGTTTATTATGAAAAGGAAAACGAGGGTTTTACTTACAGACTTAAACTCAATGAAGATAATACGTTTAGTCTGTCTCAAGTAGGACAAACTATTCATTTAAAAGGAGGTAAGAATGAGTAATAAACATGAAATGAAACTAATGGAGGGTGAAATAAATGATTTGCGTAATCAAGTATTTTATCTTAATGGTCTATTAGACAACATAACTGAATGGCTTGAAGAAGAAATAGAACATAACGAGCCTGTATTAAATGGTGATGAAGAATTATCTGATGATACTCTAGATATTCATGAGGGCAGAAGTGAATGTGCTACATCTTTACTTGAGCAAATTAAAAAATGGGAGAGTGAAGATGAGTAATGAAATTAAAAAACTCTTCTTAGTGGAAGGCGAGATATTTAATGGTAGCAACTTACAATCTACTTGGTATCAAGCTGAAGTTTCTGCTAGAAATAAAGACCATGCTGAAACTTTGGCAAGGGATGAATTTCGGAAACAAGGTGCTTTTCAAGAGGTCGATATAAAATCCATTGAATGTATAGATGAAATTGTTGATATAGATTCCTTTTATGAACAACAAGAGCATGAAAGATACATTAGTCAAAGTAATGCAGAACTTGAGAGAGGGAAGCGTGAGGTTGAGGAATGGAGAGAGAATCGACAACTGTTAGGACATGATATGGCTGAAGCTATAGAAATTCAACGAGAGTTTGAAGATTACTAAAAATTAATTAAAGGCGAAGATTACTTAGTTGTAGTCTTCGCCTTTTTTTTTGGTCTGAAAAAAGTAAACCTACTGCTGTGTTTTGTCCTGCAAAATGTCATCCTAGGAAAATATTTTTTAGATAGTTTTCCAGAGCTTCGTAGCCGTCTATATCTAGTGTCTGTTATAGATTAGCAATACAAGATATAGATAGTTATGAGCTAATTTGATGACTAGTAGAATATTTTGTTAGTTAAGAACAGTCTGGAAAACCTGTGGATAAGTTGTGAATAAGCTGTGAATAATACTTGCGTTTTGCAATCAAAAGTATTATATTGTTAGTAGCTAATTTAATAAGTTAGTTAACCTCCATGTCTAGTTAGTAGATGTAAAAGGGGTAGGTAGTCCTTAAGCATATAATAGTCATACTACTTATCCCTTTTTTTATTCCATAATTTATTCCTTTTTTTTTCGTTTGAGATAGTCGTACAAGATAGTCCATGTTTTGTATGAAATGATACGTCTTACTTTGTCGCTAGGGCATTTTAAAATTTGTCTTTTAAATGTTGGAGTATTTAATATGAAGAAATTTAGTCA